CTACTTCATCATTGCTATCTACAGTAAACGAAAGCAGATGAGACTGAGATGTGCCATCAGTAGCCACCACATTAACGGTATCGCCGCTAGAATACTTAGAGCTTACATCTAGCTTGTTGGAGGTAATTGATCCGTAAACCCAGAAGTCCAAGCCTACATCTTCGGTAAACTCGCAGAGGTGCAGGTTGCCGTCTGAGTCATAGACGTTAGCAAAGATACGATCCTCAATAGCAATCACAGAGCAGAACGATCCATCTGTTGTTACTCGCATCCAAGCAGCCCGACGTTCAGCGCGGTTAGACGTAAACAAGACAGCGTCACCACCACCCAAAGTAATGATGGCATATGAGTCAGGCAGACCAAACCCACTATGGGCAACAGCCATACACTTGGGATCAACAATAAGATGAGATGCGAGAGTAGATATAGCGTTGGCAGTATAAGCGTCTTCGCTATCGGTGTAGAGAAACTCTCGAATAATCCTGCCGTTGTTAGCCACAAAGATTGTAGCACCATCTATAGCCGCAGGAAGCACATGGGCCACACCATATGGTGTCTGCTTGCGGATTTGAGCGTTGGTTGGCGTAATAGCTTGGTTCAAGAATGTAGGAATGTACAGTTCGCTTGAAGCCGTGAAGACCTGCAAGTCACGATTAGAAATCATATACCTGATTTCATTTACGTCCCCAGTAGCAGCAACGATAGCAATCGAGTCATCATCCGCGGCGTCACCTACGTCAAAGTTAAAGAAGCGACCAATCTTACTCATCCAAACTGAATCAGGTTCAGCAATCGTACCGCCAAAGCAAAGGCGGTTTTCATGGAAGGTCACAGCAGCAGGATAACCACGGGCAGCAGACCAAGACTGCTCATCCCAATCTACTGTAGGCGCATGAGTCTCGATATACACGATGCCACCGCCATCTTCTGAAGCAGAAGCGGAGCCACCAGCAGTGTAGGTGTAAGTATTCTCGTCAATAATATCGAGGACAGTAAAGCTGCCATTCAGGTTTCCAGTGTTAATGCCGCCAGTTGCGGCTGCACCAGAAATAGTAATAGCCTCACCGCCAGCAAAGCCGTGAGCAATCTGCGTAACCTCAACCTCAGCGCTGCCTTCTGCGGTTCTAAGCGGGTTAGTAACTGCAAGGCGCAGCTTTAACTCATCAGTAATAGTACCAGTGACTACAGTTGCAGATGTGTAGGCGGTAATCTCAATCTCAGAAGTACCGTATCGGATGATTGAGCCTACATGTTCAGGAACCCAATAGTTAGCACTTGTGGTGAGCGTGACCGAGCCAGTTGTTGCAGAGGGGTCAAGCGTTACGGACTGGGCTTGAAAGCGTGTGTAAGGCTGGTAGATTTGATTGCCATCCAGCCTTTCATCAAAGGTAAACACACTGACTTCAAAGTTAGTAAGTGAGGTACGGGTAAGCATCCGAGGCGCAAAAAGAGGATGACAGATAAACATAACATCGCCGTACTGAGTCGATGTATACTCTTGAATGTAATCCTCATCGAACGGAAGATTATTGCTGTCTGTATCTTGAGTGATCGTATCAACAAGAGTTACGCTACCATTGGTTTGCAGCTGGAAACAGCGAACCTTACCCTCTTCGACAGAGATGACATACTCTTCATTTTCATCAAAGATAAAACGAAACAGGTGAGACTGCGCAGCGCCCTCACTGCTTAAACCATAGTCATAGATATGCTTTAGGCCGTAGCGTTTCTTTACAGAACCCTCGGCCATAACTACCATGTTTTCTATGCGCTGTGCTGACTGAGCGTAAACAGGTGAGTCAGTCCTCATAAGCAATGAGTCACTCACTTCACCATACTGAAAGCTGCTAATAGGAACTCGTACTCTTTGCATTAGCTGCGCCTTTCAGCAATGAACCTCGATGTGTTTAGCTTGCGTGTTGTTTGTTGCTGCGAATGCAAGCGTCGTGCTTGGCGCATCTGGTAATCAGCCTTCTGCTCCATCAGCTGCGCAAGCGTGGCGTCTCGTGCAACAGATACAGCGAGAACCCCAGCCATCATATACTCTACTGCGGTAGTGAAGTATGGAGGCCAGAACCCTTCCTGTGCGCGGAAAACATAATCAGCAACGATCTCAGAGTTAGAAGGCTCATTGCAAAATGCCTTCGTGCCATAGAGATCATATTTAATAGGCAGGTCATTTACGGTCAAAGCATTGAGCATAATCATTTCCGAGGGGAGTTGATATGCGGCTTCCCAACGACCAGTAGGTGCCTCAGATAGTCGAGCCAGAACCTGTTGATCTGTAGCAAAGCGCCAACGTGAGTTGGTCAAAGCAGAGCGCGCCATGTCTTCGTACATAGCCGAGCTAACTGACGCTTCGGCTGTGCCATCTTCAAATGACTGAATCGCGTCACCACCAATCAATAGCGATGCGCGAGAGCAGATTTTAATCGGTGTGTTTGCTACATCTGGCATAAAAAGTCGGGGGGCCTAAACCCCCCGCCCATTCTTAGTTGTTGTCTAGGACTTCGTAGACACCATCGTCATCAATAACGATAGCACCCATCGACATCATAGATGTGGTCAAGTGTGAGACTTTCTCAGGCACATAGTTCACTTCAGTCTGAACATCAGCGTTGATGCCCAAGCCAACAGAGCTTGTGTGGTAAGCAAAGTTCTTGCCGCCAGCTACAGCAGACGTTGAGAAAATCTTGAAGCCCAAGAATTCTTTCATTGTCATGCCGCCTGCGAATGGCAGGTTCTGCGGACCAACATAGTCTGAAGATGCAAACTCGTTGATCGCAAACAAGTCAGCGAAACCAGCTGGTGACATAGCAAGATAGCGCTGGCCATCTTCTGGAATGTCCGCTGTGCCGAATGTTTCAAACAATGTAAGCAGGTCAGCCTTTTCCAAAGCGGAAGCGGTGTCGTGGATTTGAGTTGCGTTAGCACCCGCGTCCATTGCTGTGATGAGGATTTCATCAGTCTTACGACCAAGAGCAGCAGCAGCAGATTGCGCAACAGCTTGACGCTCGTTGATGTTGATCTTCATCTCGTCGAGCTTGTCGATATACTCTGGCGCATAGAAGTCAGTGACAGTTGCTTCAACATTGGTGTGCGCCAACTCCATCGGAGTTACGTTACCATTGCGAGATTTAGTGTTTGCAGTGCCTTTACCAATAACTTGGAATCGAGCAACAGAGCCAGTCACATTGGTAGAGCGAACAGTGTTCCGTAGCTTGGAACCCATACGTTGGTATGCCATGTGAACTTCTGTCTCGAACTGCTTGATGAAGGCTTGGTCGATTGTATTAGCCATTTTTTCAGTCCTATTGAAGTTTCAGTTTGCTACGGGTGTCCGCATCTCTCACGTCAACTTGGGTATCCCAGAGGGGCCAATCAGTGCATTACGGGCCGCGATGCGACATCATAAGCATTCTTTTTTTCAGGATTGCAACGCACAAAATCAACATACTTCTCAGAGCCGCTAGTATAAACACCTACCGCTTCGAAGTTTAACCATGCAGCCCAGTCCAGAATAAACTCATAATCAGCGTTTACCGTCATAGACATGCCATCATGTGCTTGGTCGAAGAAGCTTACCAGCATCTTTGATCCGCGAGCCATAGCGTGAAAGTTTTCTCTGATTTTATCGGAGAACATAGCAAACATCTGAGGAGTCTCTGCGTCGTGGTCAAACCAAAGCCCGCCCACCATTATAAATGACTCACCCTCTTTGCGGCAAATATAGCACTCTGAGGTTTCGTACATCTCTTCCATTGCTTGCCTTAGATCAAGGTGGCCTAGCAACTTTAGCTCTCGCCTGTTCTCTTTGCTAAGGTGCTCAACGACCTCATCAATGTGATCTAAAGTAAAAGGGGTAAGATAGAACTCACCCCTCTTTAGAATCTTAACCTCGGTAGATTTGCTGGAAGCCTTCTGTAACTTCCTTGATGTAGGCAGGGTCTTTGTCTTTCCAGTACCTTGGATCATTCATCATCTCCCGAAGCTCACGCTCTGATGTTTGCGCAGCAGGTTGAGTGTTGCCAGCAAAGTTGCCATCCTTCATTGCTTCTTGAATTGCTTCAAGTGCAAGTATTCCAGAATGACTTTCGCACATGCGCTCGATAGCTGGCAATGCTTCTTCAGGGAAAAACTTATTAGCAAAGACAGACGCTGACTCAATGCGAGCTTCAGCATTGTCACCTAGCTTTGCGGCTTCTGCTTCAAGGTCTGGCTGATTGCCCATCACAGCTTGAGAGTACATCTCAATGCCTTGCTGGAACTCTTCTTGAGAGTAACCATTCTCAAAGGAATGATCCGACCACCACTGCAGCAAGTCGCTATCTACCGCCTCTTCTGCGTCAACAGTCTCAGGTAACTGATAATCTCCAGCAGACTCAGGTCGGTTACTGAATGCCTCTTTCTGAATCTCTTCGATGATTGAGTTGCGAATATCTTCTTCTTTACCGCCCAGCTTTTGGGACAGCTCAGTATAAGATTTAGCTAAATCTTCTGGTGACTTGAACTTTTCAGGGAGCCACTCAGGTCGATCTGACACTGGGGCTTCTGCCTGTTGAACATCTTCCTCTGTAACAAAATCACGGCCATCGGCCTCTGCTACTTCGATTGCTGTTTCCTGTTCGCTCATGTTTTACTCCTGTGTCCATGTGCAATACGTTGCTCGATGAGGCCAACGATGTATCGCTGACCCTCAAGGTGACGTAACTCTTCCGTAGTCACATTCGGCCCATTCACCATCTCGATAGTGATTGAACGCAAATAACGTAGAACCTCTTTGCCCGTAGGCGACTCGAATACCTGTGCGATATTCTTGCTGACGACTACATCGTCTTCAGACTTGCGCTGATACCCGTCTATTCCAATATTAACCTTCTTGTTCAACCATCATACCCTGTTGTTGCTGCGCCATCTGCTGCGCCATTGCAGCTATTTGTTTACGCTGTTCTTCATCGCGAATCAAACTTTCTGGAACACCAAACTTCTTAGCCAAGTGAACAGCAGTCTTTTCTCCATCAATGAGTAGCTGCAACATCTCTGGTCCAAATACACCACCGACCAACTCAAGGTAGCGAGCAACGCTAGAAATATCTTGGTTAGCTTGGGCTTGAGCAAGTGGGGATACTGAACGAATCTTAACTTCACGACCATTCACGCTTGGTACTTCAATGCGACCTTGTTTCTTCAAAATGTAGATTACACGCTGGAGAACAGGCTGAACCAACTCTGCTTGCAATCGACCAAACGCCGATCCGACACGGCGAGAAAGATCAGCCATACGCTCTGCAACTTCTGTTGCTGTAGCTGGCGTCTTGTCTGGATTGCCAAGCATATCATTGTAAAGCGCACGCTTAATGTTCAGACGCATATCGCTAAGAACTAGCTGGGCAACATCGAAGCGACCCGCAGCCTGTATTGGCTGCAAGCCTTGACTGCCCATAGCTTTGGGGATGATAGACCCAGGAACGAGTTGGATTGTATCTGGGTTAATAACCCCATCATCTTCCATCTGATAGATGCCAGAGATAGACATCTGCGCATTCTCAAGGATCAACTCAATAGTCAGGTTCGTAGTCTTAATCGCAGCAAGCGCATTGATTAGTGGGCCACGTCCATAGACTTCACCAGCACACTTGGACCAGCGGAAGCAAATGAATGGATTAGAGCCAAGGCCGCGCATCTCTTTCTTATGAAGCACAGTATCCGTAGTCATACAGATTGCGTAATGAACATATGCTTCTTCATTCTTGCGGGAGTAGTCACGACAAACAACCTCTAAGACAGTAGTCTCTTGGTTGCGCCCCATCATCGTCATAACCTTGGAGCTAAAGGTAGAGTTAGGGTACATCATTTCTAGGTGATCGAACTTAACCTTCTTGCGCTCACGGAACACATGGTCAATGCGATCATCAGGTCCAGTATCAAGAACCACATGAGGCAAAGGGATTGCAGAGAATACAATAGGATTGATTGCATCCCCTTCTTCCACGCAAAGAACGCCCGTACCTACAGCCAAGTCCATGAATGATTCATGCACCTCTTGGCTAAAGTTAGAGTTTTGCAGAACCTCGAAGACATAATTGGTTACATCATCAAGCTCGTTGTCTATTTCTTCACGCTGTTCTGGTGGCACTTCGCTGCCAGACATAAGGTCAGCCCATCGCGCAAAGTTAGGAACCAGACCTGATTGGAGTCGGCTCGCAAACTCTTGGACACCGACAACCGCAGTCTCATCAAAAATCTTTTGATCGCGGCGCTGGCCAGCCTCTTCGTAGTAAAAAGACTCACGTTGCGGTAGCGCATACTCATAGCATTCTTCGAACAGGGGGACCCAGTTTTCGCGAAACGCCTTAGCCTTATTGTACTTTTCGATGTACTGTTTTGCGATCTTATCCATTACTTGAACCTACCTAGAAAGCCGTTACCAGCAGCGCGGAATAGTGATCGACGCCCAGAGCCACCGCGCATACCACGGCGTTCTGTTCGGCCCTCGATTGCTTCTGTAATATCCTCACGCTTTGTTTCTGCGCGGGTCTCTATTTCTGCTCGCTTTGCGCGATCTGCTTCTTCTCTTGATTCAGTAGCCGCTTGTTTCTCTGCGGCAGACGGTCCAAAACACATAGTGCTCTCCTTTACATCCTTGACCAAACATTACCGCGACGCTGCGTTGTTGGCTTCCGTTTAAATACGTCAAAGTTTCTTTGTGCTACGACAGCCCTAGCAGGTTTCTGGCTATTCATCAAAGCTCTACCCTCACCAGCACCCAAGAATAGATACTGCGCTGCGTCATGTACGTGACTAAACATATTCTTATCTGGCTTGTCAGCGTATCTCTCGCCGCTAACCTCCATTCGCTTGTAGGCATAGCCGCCCTCAAAACCCTTAATTAGCTGAGGGCAGCGCCTATCAATTAATAGCGCTGGCTTACCTTCTACCATCTTGGTGAGCTGGGAAGAGACAGCCTCAAGACGAAGGTCAACAGAGTTGGAAGGCGCAGGAAACGCCCTCAAGCCAGCACCGCGCAGAATGTGAAAGGGAGTGGATTCATCAGTCTGCGCTCTAAAGTCACCAGCAGGGTCGCCATAGATGATGACCTCACCAGCAGCGGAGAAGCGCGTTGCAAGTTCATTGCGCAACACTTCAGCAAATCTAACGATACCCATGTCAACAGCTACAATCTCTGATTGAATCAGCCACCTTCCTCGCACCTTCTGGCCTATAACGGCAGCAGGGGTGAGGCCAAAGTCAATTCCAACGTAGACAGGAACGCCCGCCGCGACAGGAACCTCTTCTTTTGCGACATGAACATCAGTAGCAAACATAGGATATACTGGCTTTCCATCTTGAATGTGGCCAAGTTGGTTCATCACATAGACATCGATCCAGCTTTTGGTCTTACCCTGAATAAGATTTGGATAATAACTCGACATCATGTGGCGCTGATTCTCAGCATCCTTGTTGGGTTCGTAGTCTTCTAGCTCGCCCTCATTGTTTCTGATCTCACGCATCCCAGCAGGTTGAGTAAAGAACTGCCAGTTATCTGGTTTGACCAGCATCTTAGCTTGCTCGCGGGGGATGTGGTCAGGAATAGGAACCTCACCAGACATAATAGGCCACCAGTGATCTTCTTCTGGAGCGTTGGTATCAGCAATAACACCCGTCCAGCTAGGGCCACCATCACGCATAGAAGGATAACGACCAACACGCATGGTACACGCGTCGATAATAGACTTGGGTATCTCCCTAGCCTCGTTAATCCAGATGCCAGTAAGTTCTAGCGACAGAAGTTTCTTAACATCTTCGGGTCGATCTAACGCAAGGAAGAGGACTTCGAGATCAATCTCGCCCTTCTTAATGTGATGGGTGTAGGGGACTGACCAAGTGAATCGTCCCCATTCGTTTTCGGGGAACCAGTCAAGCCATGTTTTAATAGTTGTAGTTCGTAGCTGTGGGTTTGTATTTCGTATAATAGCCCATCGGGACTTTCGGGTTCCGTCGGGAGCCTTTTGCTGTTGAAGCGCCCGACGAAAAACCTCCACACAACAGCCAACACTTTTGCCACTACCAACTGGCCCCCTTATGCCACGAAAGAAAGTGTCGTCCTTCATGAACGACTTTAGCACATCACCGTCTGGCTTGTACTTAAAGCTAGTCACTTGCTCATTACCCCAGTGTCGACGCCGACTTTAATCATCTGAGCAGCGACTTCAGGGCCGATGCTCTCAATGATCTTGTCGGCCTCGTAGTTAGTCACGAAGTCTTTAGGATGGTGCTTCATATGCACCAGCTTAACAACGCGCCGTAAGGTATCTCGCTCAGGCTGAGAAAGGGTATTGAGAAAGCTCACTTATTGCCATCCTCATACATCTTCTTCTCCATAGCCTCAACGCGCCGAAGCAGAGAGTGATGCTTGCTGCTGACCACGCGCTGCTTCATGGTGCTTAGCTCACCCTCCTCTAAGTCTTGGATTTTATCCTTGTTCATATAAAGGCTTCGGACCTTTCGGCGCACTTTATTAAACAGGGTATTGTTCTTAGAGCGCTCCACAGCATCAAGCTGCTTGCTTAGCTTTTTGTACTCTGACTGAGATACTGGATCAGGCATATCTTAATCCCATGCTGTTGCGCCCTTCGGCTTTGGTGGCTGCTTCTTACGAGGCGCTGCCTTCTTCTTCGTAGCGGGCTTGGGCTGGGGAAGGTCAGGTGTTTGTATTAAACGTCGGGAGTCCTTAGTGCGCGTTGCGCCAGAGTAGCTAGTGTCGCGCAATTTATGCACAGGCCCATCATAAGGTGTGCCGTCTGAGAATGTCCAAGCCATCACTTCATCTCCCTACGGCGCTTGTTCCCCTCAGTAATAACGTCGGCCTTTGTCTTGCTAACAAACTTTGTCTGGCCCTTCTTAAACTCACCGCCATAGCCGATCTTACTGTCAGTAAGCTCTTTGGTTTCCTCTATCAAATCCATAACGCGCTTGCGCTTTAGCTTGAGTGATCCTTCGGACTCCTTGCCTTTCATTGCGCGAAGGCCGCGGCGAAGAGCTGTAGTTGCGTTCTTCACACCCTTCAGCAGAGCGCCGCCGTCCCCGCCACCTATCTTCGACGGCTTGAAATCATAGTCTGGGATTGTGCTGAGTTCTTTGTTGATTTTCTTGAGGAGCGACTTTGCTCGTCCCACTTCTGTCTTAGGCATTTCTATATTTCCTTGTCTTCTTAGTTATTGACTTAGGCTGAGAAACAAACTGTTTCCCCTAACTTAACCTCGACCAACTCCAAAGGCTTCCCTTACGCTCTCTCTCGACCTGCTAAAAAGAGAAC